TACCAAGATACCTGCGTCATGCAAGGAAAAGTGTAGAACTAGTTAATGCTATTGCTGATAGATTAAAGATGAGTAATAAAGAACGTGATGCTCTTATCTTTGGAGTTGGTAACCACATGAAGTTTCATAAGATTCTTGATATGAAACCCTCTAAAATTGCCAAGCTTGCCAATGATGATAACTGGGATGTTCTTGTCGCCGTAGGTCAGGCTGATGAGTTTGCTAGAGGCGAAGCTTTTATGCATGCAGGTGAATTTGAAAAAATTATTGATAAAGCAGTTGAAATAAAAAATAAATATGGTACAAAAGAAGTTACAAAAAGAATGAAGCTTGTTGATGGAAACCATGTTATGACAATAACTGGATTAAAACCCGGTCCTAAAGTTGGTGAAATTATTAAAAATACAACTACGTGGATCATGGACAACGACGTAAAAGACCAAGATATAATTGATGATTATATAAGGAGACTAGTATGAGATTAAGGGAGTTCATACAGAAGTCAAAGGATGACTTAAGAGGTGATTTGATTAGGGCCATTGACTTAGCCAATGACGGTGTTGATATACAACAAGTGGTGGCTCTCATATCATCAGCAGTAGAGGAACTAGATGACGATGATATTCTTTTTATTCAAGATTATCTGGATAAAAAAATTGGATATTTAAAACCAGAACCACACCTAAGGAAAGTAAACCCATGAAATTTGAAAAATATATACAAGAAGGTAAAGAAGCAAAGTTTGTTAAAGCTATTAAATCCACCGTTAATATGGATGAACTATTAAAATACAAGGAACTCATGCACCAAATGACTATGACTGAAACAGAAAGAACAAAAGTAAAAGAAGCCTTAGAAAAGAAAATGAAGGAATTAGGAAAAAAGAAAAAATGAGTAAGTTCAATGACTTCATATTTGAATCCTTAGGACCCGCAGATCAATTTAAGAAAATAAAATTAATGAATGAGGGTAATAAGGACGAAGATTCTGATTTAAATGTTTTAGTTCTCACGACTGAGTCAAAAAAACACGGTGAGGGATTGTTTCAGACTGCTAGTAGAGTTGACAACGAATGTAAAAAAATGGGTATTCCAAGTTATATTCTACTTTCTGATACTGGTAAATTAGAAAGGAATGAAGATGGTAGTTATACCGCATATAACTTAGGTGATCCCAAAGGGTTTCATGTTCACCAAGATAAGACCATAGCTATAAACAGAGGTTCCTCTTTGGGTAAGTTCAACTCACGAAATATTATTTCCCAATTAGAAAGAGGAAATATATTTTGTATAAACAACAGAACAACAATTGAAATATGCTCTGATAAGTATAGAACAATATTGAATCTTGCTGATGCAGGTGTTGACTGTCCCAAAACAGTACTTATTCAAGGTGAAAGGGGTATTGATGCTGCTGTAGAATATCTTGGTAATGAATTTCCATATATAGTCAAAACTCTCCAAGGATCACAAGGTGTTGGAGTTATTCTTGTAGAATCAATGGCATCATTAAGATCAATGCTTCAACTTATTTGGAAAGTTGAATCAGACACTGAACTACTTCTACAAGAATACATTAAAACGGAATTTGATGTCAGAGCACATGTTCTTGGTGATGAAGTTATTGCAGCTATGAAAAGATACGTAATAGAAAATGACTTCAGAAGTAACTATTCACAAGGTGGTAAAATTGAATCATACGAACTATCTGATAATGAAAAAGAAATATGTATTAAAGCTTCAAAAGCCACAGGTGCTTTATGGGGTGGAGTTGACTATATTATTAAAGATGATAAACCACTAGTCATAGAAGTAAACAGTTCACCAGGCACAGAAGGTATAGAAAAAGCAACAAAAACTAATATAGTTGGTAAAGTACTAAGTTGGGCAAGTGATAGAAAAAATTGGGAAAAGGTAGCCGAAGAAATTGGGTGGAAAGAAATGATGAAAATAAACGGCCACGACTTCGTTGCTAAATTTGATACAGGTAATGGAGTTGACTGTGTTTTACATGCAGATAAATTCACCATTGATGAAGAAAAGAAAACTATAAAATGGGTTACTCATGGAAAGGAATTTAAAGGTGTTTTCAAGGGTACAGTAGAAGTATGGGGAGCCGGAAAAGAAAGTGAAAAAAGACCAAAAACATCATGTGATATAACATTTGATAATATTATATATAGAGATGTTGATTTTACATTAGATGAAAGAATTGATGTTTCACCAATATTAGTAGATCGTAAGTTTATGAGAAGAGCAAACGTCTCAATTAATCCAGATAAGACATTTGTAATAACTGTAAAGGAGGAGTAATGGAATCTGTAATTAGAATAGATGAATTAGTGGAAAATAAAGAAAGAAAATTTGGAAGGAGTAACTATTATTATCCATGTCGAGTAGTCACTGAAGACGGTGAAAATGTTAACGCTCTGTTTACACGAGAACAAATAAATGATGCTATTTTCAGAGCTGAAAGAAATTCAGAAGTTATGGAAGATATTAGTTTCTGGAAATAACTAAATATATCTAAAGGACAAAATGAAACTAAAACATTATATAAATGAGGAAAGATTACATAGTAAAGATAAAAGAGCTATAATAGGATTTATTAAAAGTCCACCTAAAGCAAAGACCGCTCATAAGATGCAAAGCGGTGAGCTATTTAAGGTGGAGCCCACTAATAATGGAGTCAAATTTATTCACGACAAGGATGACTTTGAACTTGTCACCACTCTTGTGGACATAGCAGACTCCCTTGGTGGGTATAAATTTTCAACAAAGCCCGGTGTATTTACAGTAGTATTAAAATGAATTTCTCAGAGTATATAACAGAGGCATCCAAATATGAACTACAAGTTTATGGTATAATTAATTCTTTGTATAAGAATTGTATGCCATTTATTCAAGAACTTAGGAAGTCTGGTGGTAATGTATTGTGGAGAGGAACTCATAAAGTCACAACAAAATCTATAACCCAAGTAACTCCACGTCAAGATAGACATCCAAAAGATATGCCAGAGTTTATACATGATGAGCTTGATAATAGATTTCAAAAGAAATTTGGATGGAAACCAAGAGGCACAGGAGTATTCGTTATTTCAAGCAAAGGACATGCTGGTGCTTATGGTGATGAATACATATTCTTTCCAGTTGGTAAATATAGATACTTATATAATCCAGATATATCAGATTTATTTACTGAAATGGAAGATTCAGGCATGAGTGGATATAGTGATTATGATGATTACATTGATTCTTTTGTTACTGGTTGGGAAGATGAGTGGGAATATGATTATGGTGAAGGCAATCAAGGTGAGTGGGAATATGATGGAATTGGTACTGGGGAATCCGATAGACACTTCGCTGAAATTGCGGCCGCTAACTCAGATGGTATTGATGAAGATGATTTAGATCAAACATTATTTAAATGGATACCAGATATGGATTTAGTAGATTTTATTAAATATAAAAGAGATGAAGAAGAATCAAGTGATGAGAAATTTTATTATGATATAATTAATAATTATAGAGATAGTAACTTAAATCTAGCAATTACAAGAAAAGTGGAAATCATGTTTCAATGTAAAACCTTTTATTTAGTTGATGAGAAATTTCTTGATGCTGTTCAAAAATATGTTATACGTGGTGAAAAATTGGATTTTGATCCTAAGCAATCCAAAATTGGATTTGAAAAAGTTCCAATGACAAGAAGGAACATACAAAAACAAAAAGGGTTTCCAGGTACGGAGGATTTGGAGTATGCTTATGCTAAGCATAACATTTTTACTAAACCATCTAAACTTGATTCGCTATATGTATCAAAAGGAAAACAAACTAAATTTAAGTAATTTCTATTTTACTTACGTCGATTATATCACCTTCTTCATATAAGTACTCAGAGATATGAAACTTTTCGGAGTCGTAATATCTGTACCTTACATCACCATGCTTTTCAAAGAAAGTAGTATGGTCATGTAAATCAAAGATATAGGCTCCGTTTTCTTTGTCAGCATGAGTTCTCAATGCCCTACCTATTGACTGTAGTACTCTGATCTTAGATTTAAACGGTGAAGCTAGAATAATATACTTCAAATTTGGAATATTAATACCCTGTTGGAAAATACCATAAGTAGCTATAAGTGCTACATCCTTACGGTCTTTCATTCTGTTTCTCCACTCTTCTCTAACTTCAACAGAATCCCTACCCGATAAGAACACTACTTCTTTATTAGTATCTAAAATATCTTTTAGATAATCGCCTTCCTTTTCAACCTTACCAACTAGAAGTAACGTATTGTGGTCAAGACGATTAACCAAATCATTAATGAGAGAAATTCTGAATCCGTTTGTAAACACAGCATCCTTAACTTCATCATAAGTACCTTCATATTGCTCTCCTTTATATTCCAGATTTAACACATTAACATTGCACTTACTGATAAATCCCTTATCAGCTAATAACCCAGATGGATACTCTTTTAGAATAGGACCAAGATATGACTTAGTATTCCAGTTATCAAGCTTACCTGAATGTAAAGTACCGGTAAATCCCAATCTATACTTTGCTCTAACTGACTTCACTAAAATTTTCTTTAACTGGTGGGCTTTTGATTGATGAACTTCATCTACAATCACACAATCATAATTAGTTAGCTGATCGTGGTTATTCTGAAGTGTTTGCCAGGTTGATATAGTTATTGGATTGGACCATTGCTTTGACTTACCATGTACTCTACCAATATAATCTTCTGGTATACCATACTCTATCATATCACCAAAGAATTGTTCCACTAGAGTAATTGTTGGTACAATGATTATAGCATTTTTAACACCAGAAGCTTCACGTTCTAATAATGTTTTAACTATATAAGAAATTACCAAACTTTTTCCGGAAGCAGTAGCTGATCTAATTATACCTTTTGTATAATCAAGGCATGCTCTTATACTTTCCTTCTGATAATTGCGTGGATATAGTGATAGATTATATCTTGGTAGGAATTTTGGTCCGTTAAATATTGCTTTTACTTCTGGTTCAATTGTTAAATTATGTCTTGGAAAATACTTTCTATGTTCTCTAATTAAATCAAATAATAATCCATAAGGCATGGTATTCAAAAAATTATGAATCATACAAGTTTTACCGTTCCAGCCACCACTTCTATATTGTGGCATATACTGAAACCCCTCAACGTGTTCAGTAAAAATTTCTTTTATATCATCAAGGTAATTAACATCTTCTGTGTTTATCTTAATCAACATAGGATTATGTTGACTTATATTTACTTCTTCCATTACATAATCATGGGGAGCATTTTGCTCCCCTAGCTCCTACAATTTTATTATGACCAATCCCCTTCCTTAATGAAATTTCTATCATTGTCATCTCTTTCTGGTGCTGTAGAGATTTTCGGTTTCCTAGTGGATTTAGTTGATTGTCCTAAATCATTTGATTCAAGAATATCAAATACTCTTCGATATATTTTTGAATGCATACCAGCCAATGAACCATCAGATGAAATTCTTTGATGATATGTTATCTTATGTCTCAAAGATGTATTTCCTTTTTGTGCTGACTCACCAACAGTACCGGTTGGATTAGTAGTTGCAGTATCCAATAGAAAATAAGTTCCAACTGGTAGAGCCGCGATTCCACTATAGACAACTGTTGTTAATGCGTTAAATGCTGCTAGTTTCATATCTATTCCTCCTAAATTTTAATCTAACAGTATTTATATTTTTATCACAATCATTCCAAATTCTCCGTAACAATATCAACTACTCTATCACTCAATTCCGTTTGCTCGAGGTTACAAAGATAATGTCCGAATACATGCATTGCATGGTCTTCATATGAAATATCTCTTACCACATCACTATTTACAAATAATCTAATTACTTGTGGGCTAGTAAAATCACATGGCTCACCTATATAAGTTCGAAGAATTACCGGTATTGGTAATTCATATTTCTCACACAATGATTCAATCATTTCAGATACATGCTTAAATCTATCATCTTCTAGCCATTCACTTCTTTTCATATACCACTCCTCATAGCATCTACAAAAGTTTTTAAACGCCAACCTTGATTCTCAAATGCTTTGAACGCTGTTTCAAAAAATCTTACTTTTATTTTTTGCCTTGCTAGTATTCCTTTCATTTGAAGTACTTTAGAATCAGATGGTATGCAGTACTTTTCTATTTCTGGTTTAGTCCAAGACTCATTGTCCTCAAACCTATAATACTTATATCTTATACCAACCAGCTTTTCATATTTTGTTTCTAAGTCTTCAAGCAATGCTAGTTCTTTATAGTACAGTTCTTTATATTTAACTATCATAAAAGAATTTTCTTCCAGCTTCTGAGTAATATCCAGTTCTGAAAATCTTACCAGCTCATGTATTGGATGTTCTACAAGCAGTGCTTCAACAATTTTTTCTTCTTCTGTCATATTATTCCACCTACAGTAATTATATCGTATCAAATATAAATTGTAAATCCAAAAATTTACTTTTCACTATATTTAGTGTATAATATATGAAAAGGAGTTGGATAGAAATGAGACTAGACACAGATGCTATAATTTACAAAAAAGGCAAATGGTATGATGGAAACCTTAACGGATTTTCTTTCAGAATTGATAAGAAAGTAAACAGTTCCAAAGACATAACCCATATATCCGGTCATGTTTCCTTAAAACAATGGTTAAAGGATAATGGAATAAAGGATATTAATGATAAAATCGCAAGTACTTTAATGAAAAATGTTTATATATATGCCCTAAAAGATGGAAAAACAAAAGTAAGTCAAATAGTAGGCAGGGGTGTAGAAAAAATGTTTATATATGCCTGCGCAAGTGAATATGACGCCTCAAAGTTAGACATCAACTTCTTATGTGCCCAGTGTATGTGGACATGTAAGCAAGGAAATGGTGTTATGATATATAGTTGCAAGGCTTTTGATACAAAAAATCTAAAGTAAGAAGACGGGGGATTATAATTGGAAAGATTAGATAGTGATTTTCTGGAAAAGTTAATCATTAAGGGGTTAATGACTGACAAGAATTTTCTTGTCCTAGTTACAAGTACTTTTGAACCAAACTATTTCGATGATTCATCAGTAAGTCATATTTTTAAATTTTGCAGGGATTATGTAAATGAGTATGGAGAAGTCCCACAAAGAGATACAGTTATTAACTCTTTACCAGATGATTTTGAAAAGACAGACATAACAGAAATTTTTGATGAAATTGATACAATTGATTATGATATAGCAAGGAACTACAACCATTTAATAGATCAAACAAATAACTACTTAAAAGAACAGGCAGTCAAGAATGCTATTATCGAATCAGTTGAAATTGTAGAGGATGTAGAAAGACGTCCTGAAATAAGGGAAAAAATAGAAAGAGCTCTAACCAAAGATATTAAGATTGACTTAGGTCTTAACTACTTTGGTGATCTTGGTGATAGGTTAACTAGAATTTTCACTGCATCTAATATTAGAATACCAACCTATTATCCACAGTTTGATGAGTATATAAATGGTGGGTTCACACCATTTACCTTGTCTGTATTAACAGCTAGGATTCATGGATTTAAATCAAACACAATGGCAAACTTTGCCGCTAGACAGGTTCTCCATGGCCACAATGTAGTCATTATGACTTTAGAAATGGCACAAGATGCTTTCGCACAAAGATTTGACGCTATATACAGTGGACTTGATATAAACAGAATGTATGCTTCAAATGGTTATAGAAACAATCTGACAAGAAAGCTAGCTGAAATAAAAGCATTGGAAGATAGAGGATCATTATTAATAAAACAATTCCCAACTGGTAATGCTTCTGTATTAGAGTTCACAATTTATCTTCGTGAGTTATTGATAAGGGGGATCAGACCATCAATAATTTATGTTGATTATATCAACTTGATGAAAACAGCATATCAGGTTGAAAGAAATATGTACTCCGCAGTAAAAAGAATTGCAGAAGAATTGAGAGCGCTATCATTTGCATTTGAAATTCCAGTTGTTTCAGTAAGTCAGTTAAATAGAGAAGGATCATTTGTAGGGTTTGATGAACTTGACTTCACTTATGTAGCAGAAAGTTTAGGGTTACCAGCCACAGCAGATTTCATGGCAATATTTGGAACGGATGACGACGCAATGGTTTATGCAAATGAAATTCTTTATAAGTTAGTAAAGAATAGACTGGGTGGTAGAGTTGGTGAAATAGGCAGACTTTATTATGATGCTAGAAGTCTTAGAATGTATGACTCAACTGAATTGGACATGTGGGCAGCAGATGCTCGGGAATCAGGTGATGATAGAAACTTAGTACCACCACCAAATCACAGAGAAGAAGCAAATACAACAAGAGGAAGGGGAAGAAGAAATTAATGAAATGCACAAAACATGTTTGGAAATCAACACAGTTTAATAAGTCATTTAATAATCATGAGTACTGTGTAGAATGTGGTGTAAGAAAAGGTGATGATTGTAATACAATTAAATTCAAGAAGTTAAGTGATAATGCAATAATACCACAATATATGACTGAAGGAGCAGTCGGGTTTGATATTTACTCAAATATTTCATTTATATTGGCTCCACAAGGAAAAGGAGTTGTAACAACAGGACTGGCAGTACAAATACCATGTAATTCAGAACTCACAATAAGACAAAGAAGTGGTTTATCAAAACAATATCCAAATTATATTGCTATAGGAATTGGTACAATAGATCAAGACTATCGTGGTGAAATTTTAATTCCTGTAGTTAATAATAATCCCATGGATATGTTTAAGATTAATATTGGTGATAGAATAGCTCAAGGAATAGTAAGTCCTATAATCAGATGTGTTATTGAAGAAGTAGATCAGTTAAGTGACACAGCAAGAGGGAAAGGAGGATTCGGTTCGACAGGTGGAGTTACTAAGTAATAAACAAATGAGAATGCTGGAGTTATTGGATGGAATGATAAGCCAGTGTACTGAATGTGAACTGCATACAGGTGGCCGTGTAAAACCATACTGGACACCTATGTCAATATTTTGTGCTTTAGGAGAAGCACCAGGCAAAGATGAAGTAGATAAAAATGAGCCATTTGTAGGGAAAGCCGGAGAAATACTTGGAACGGCTATGGCAAAACAAGGATTTAGAAAAGAACAATTCTTAGTAATAAATTCAGTTAATTGTAGACCAGTTAATGGTGGTTCAAATGGAAAACCAACCCTTGAACAAGTTAGAACATGCCACCAATGGGTAGGAAAATATATCAAAGTAGTCAGCCCGGAAAAAATGATTGCTTTTGGAAACTATGCCAGAGGTTCTTTAAATGGTTCCTATCAAGGCATAGTTAAGTATAATGGATGGATAGAAACACTTACCCAATATCAAATATATGCTGTAATGAGTGTTCATCCAGCATATTGTATATACCAGAAGGATTCAGGAATAAAATTACTAGAAGAAAGTATTGCCAAATTTAAAGACGTAAGATCATATCAATATTAACGGGAGGTGGCTAAAATTTTCAAAAATTCATATTACGATACAAGAAATTCTACCATTCATTTATGGGAACAATATAATGGAGAAGATTTATATACAAAAATAAATTGGGTTCCTTATGTATTTGTACCAGCTAGAGGACGACCTCACGAAGCTAACACAATAGATGGAGTACCAGTAATTAAAAAAGAATTTAGAAATTATTATGAGTACTATGCTTTTCAAAAAGAAAGTTCTAATGTATATGAAAATAAAGTAAGACCGGATGTACAGTTTTTATCTGAAAGATACTATGATATTCCAGATGATGAAATGACAGTACCAAACATGACAGTATATTATATAGATATTGAAGTAATACCAGATAAAGGATTTCCAGATGTGTTAGATCCAAAGGATCCGGTAGTTCTGGTTTCATTAAGAAATAATAAAAACCACAAAACAATTACATTTGGCACAAAACACTATACTGGTAAAATGGAGGATATAATATTTGTATACTGTGAAACAGAACAAGATTTACTTCGTAAGTTATTTACATATATGCACAAATATCCATGTGATATTTTAAGTGGTTGGAATATATGGAGTTTTGATTTACCATATCTTATCAATAGGTCTAAAAATTTATTTGGAGAAGCCTCACCACATAACTTAATGTCACCGATTGGTGTGGTAAAAACATGGAAACAAAAACATAGTGAAGAAATAAACATAGATATTGCGGGAGTTTGCATTCTTGATTACTACAATGTATATAGATGGTATACTCCAAAAAATCTTGAAAACTATACTCTTCAATATGTATCAGAAACAGAACTCGGCGTGGGTAAAATTCAAAATAAATTTTCTAGTTTTATTGATTGGTATGTAAACGATTGGGATTCATTTACCGAATACAATGCGATTGACTGCATAAGAGTTAATGAGTTAGAAGATAAGTTAGGATATATAAAACTTATTCAATCTCTATCATTACTATCAAAAGCACCAGCGAAATATTATAATGCTATGACTCAGCTAATTGAGGGAGCGTTGTTAACTCACTATAGGAGAAATAATTTGTGTGCCCCTCATTTCGCTGGTGGTACTCAGGAAACATTCGAAGCCGCTTATGTTAAAAAACCTATTGAAGGACTTCATGAGTGGGTAGTTGATTTTGATATTACTTCATCATATCCATCAAAGATGATAGCTCTAAACATGAGCAGCGAAACTTACTATGGTAGAATACTTGGTATAAGAGAGCAAGATGTTATTTATTATACTAAAAATAGAGAGTTTCCAAAATTCGATATGTTCAAAGAAGACAAAGGAATTATATCTTTTGATGGTATAAAATTAAATAAATTTAACATGGCCGTTAAAAAGGGACTTCTAGCCATTGCACCATGTGGTTCTATATTCACAACAACTGAAACCGGAGTCATTGCCGAAGTAGAAAGAAACGTTTTCTTCAAGAGAAAAGAAGTGAAAGATAGAATGAGGAAAATGAGAGACGATGCAGCAGAGATGCCAGATGGTGAAAAAAAAGATAAGTTATTAGAAAGGGCACAAGAGTTATTCTCACTTCAATGGGCTTTAAAAATTTGGTTAAATGCTGTATTTGGAATCCTTGCTGTTCCTTATTCAAGATATTTTAATACAAATATCGCTGAGGCAATTACTTCCTGTGCAAGACACTCAATCAAACAAGGTCAAAAATTTGTTAATGAATACTTTAGTGATCTTAAAATTGATGGTCTTCCATCAGACTTAGTTGCCTACATTGATACTGATTCGTTATTTGTTACACTGGGTGAATACTTTTCAAGAGTCGATCCAGACTGGGAAGATAAACCCAGTGAAGAAAAGATTCAAAATATAATTGATTTCTCAAAGAATGAGATTGAACCATATGTTAACATGAGGACTTATGAAGAAACTCAGTTGATGGACTTCAACTCACAAGTAACAGATTTTAAAATAGAATTTAAACAAGAAATCATTGCCAGAACAGCCTTATTCGTAAAGAAAAAGAAATATGCTTATTGGAAAGTTAATGAAGAAGGAACACCATGTGATGAAATTTCTGTAACTGGTCTTGAAATTATTAGATCAGATAGCGCTCAAGCTGTTAGACCAAGATTAAGACATATCATGGAAATGATTATGAGACAGGAAGCAGAAGAACAAATAACTGTAATGATTAAGAAGTATAAAAAGGAGTTAAGAGATTTAACTCCTGGGGAATTAGCTGCTAATATAGGAATCAATAACATACAGAAATATCTTGGCACTGGTCATCCTATAAAAGGCACACCATGGCATGTAAAGGGAGTCTATAACTATAGAATGTTATTGAAGTTATTAGAAATAGAACATAAGTATCAGGACATACATGAGGGTATAAAATCAAGGGTTGCTTATGTAAAGAAAAATCCATTCAATGTAGAAACAATTACTTTTCAAGAATGGCCGGAAGAATTTGACACAATACTTCAGTTCGATGCTGATACTATGATAAACAAATTCTTTATAAAGAAAATTGAAACATTATTAAAACCAATGGTCAAAGAGTATCTGATTAGAGGTGATTCACAAACAAAGTTAAATTTATTTTTTAGTTAGGAGAATACAATGACAGAAATGATTAGTGTTATGGATTATGTAAAAGCAGGTGAAATAATTAAAGCTATCAAGTTACATAGGGAACTAACAGGAATGAGTCTTAGTGAATCAAAACAATATGTTGATTCATTAAGATTTAGGCATGAAATGAAGGTACTCAAGTGCCAAAGTATTGATGAAATGAGAGATAAAATAAGACGAGTACGTATCTTTAATGACGATCAACACGAGTTTTTACTTGATCTTATTGATGAATCATTTTATCTTGGTGAAGATAGTGGACACGCAACGGGTTATATGAAAGCTCTTGAAGAAAATGATACAACAAGACGTGATGATTGGAATGATGATAATGAGGACGCATATAACGAAGGATATGAGAATGGAAGAGAAGAAGGATACTCAGATGGACAACAACGTGGATATGAAGAAGGTCACCGTGATGGATATAATGAAGGTAAAGAGGAAGGATATGACGATGGATATAACGATGGATGCTTCGTAAGAGAAGAAGATGAAGAGGAAGAGAATAATTAATGTTATATACAACAAAGTACTCATCAAAAACTATCAATATATTTAAAATTCTATTTAGGATTTGTTTACTTTTATTTGTAATATCATCATTTACTGTATGGGCTAGCTATCAATACTTTCATGGACCACTATACATACAGGAAGTAATTGATAATAATATACCACCATCACCAGAACCAAAAATAAAACATGAAATCAGATATGTTGAAAAACAAAATGCCATCCCAACATGGAAGTTTATTCAACACCTTAATGGAAGGTTTAACGAAAGTACTGCTAAAGTAATAGCAGAAGCAGTTGATAGATCGCACGAGAAATATGGTCTGCCAAAGAAATTAATCATTGCTATTATGAAAAAAGAAAGCGACTTAAATCCTCTAGCTAGAAGTAAAAATAGTAAAGGAGAAGTATTGGCAAGAGGACTGATGCAAGTATTTGCAAAGTGGCATATTGAAAAAATGAAAGGAATAACTTTAGAACAGTTATATCACGTTGATATTAATATAGATATAGGATGCCAAATATTTAGAGATTACTATGATGAAAGTGATGGAGATTTAACAGAAACATTTCATAAGTACTTATCTAAAAAAGCAAGCAAAGCCGACGCTAAAAAGTATATGGATGAAATATTAAAATGGTGGGCAACTTTGGAAATGTATGAATATAATAAAGATTCAAATCCAAAATCTAAAGAATTAGAAGAAGAATCAACAGAAGAGAAGCACTAGCTAACATTGTGAGCAAATGTCTTGGCTACTTCCATAGCATGTGCATCATTTTTTATTGTAAAATCAGATTCATAACTTGGTTTATCAAAGTCAAACTGTCCATCTGGTAACTTAGGATATTCTACCTTTTTACCCAAGCTATCACCTTTGACTTCATCACCAGCTTTGAAACCATAGACAGCTCTATGACTCCATCCATAACACTTACCATTCTTTGCCTTGCCATATAAGGAACCTTTTTCACCATGTTCTATTTCTAACCAATCTTGAAATTTTACTTTGGGTTTTCCTGTTGAATACTTAGGAATGTTTTCGAACGATCGTTCTTCTGGTGGGATTTCCGTGACCATTTGTCTGGTCTTTTTAAAATTCTTCATCCTATTTGTTTTAGGATTCATCTTCTTATACTTCTCACGCTTCGCCATTGGGACTGTGTAAGTCGTCTCCGCAAACTCCTTGAACTTTGGCATCTCTTTCCTCCCTTAATTTATCCATACATGCATCACATAACCAACCATAATCCCTAGTTAAATACATGCAGTGGGAGTTTTTCCCACATTCTTTATTTTCACACTTAGCCAATTTGTTGGTCCAAGACATTAACTAAGTCTTGTGCAAATATATTTTTCATCATATACTTTTGTTTCCAATCTAAGTTTTTAACCTGTCCAAGTTCGACTACATATGTATCTGGTCCTCTATCATAAGTTATAATAACTCTACCGCGAAACTTAGAACCTCTTACATCAAATTGAATACTCTTATCACTAGATACATAATTCTTTGCTCCCCATGATTGAAGAGCCCATTTGTCTATAGCATTTATTTGTTTTAGAATTGTCTTAGCTACAGTTGACTCAGTTAACTTCTTTTTCTTACAACCATCAATCAAAAGTTTATCAATTCTATCTAGTACACTCATTTCGTTTGTTACTCCTTTATCATCTGAATCCAACTCACTTGGAATTTCTGCTTCCTTGTCGGACTCACCACCTTGAGCATCATCATGTTTACCCAAAACATCACCAGATTTACGATATGGTTGTCCCTTATCATCAAATCTAATATCAACTTCTTTACTTGGAACCTCTCTTTTACGAACAGCGCTCCACGCAGCTTCCCATGTATCATCTGGAAATAACTTTTTCATATTCCCAAGAGTTTTATCATAGTTATCAGGATCATCTTGTCCAGTGGCATTTTCAAACCAATCCCAAGTCCACCCACCCTTTTCATCATGTTTCCAGATTGTATTGTAAGATGTTAGTTTATTAAAGTAATCACTTCTTTCGTATCTTGGAGCAACAAGTATATTTCCTGGTGGTCTATCATCATCACTAGCGGGCCCAGTTGATCCATCATCAGGATAACCACCTGTAATCATACCAGCTTCTGATAAATATTTTTCAAACAATTCTTTCATTAATATGTTTTCTCCCAAGTCGCCTTCACCACCCGAACCTGTTATATCTGTTGTGTTTTTCCAAGGATGATTTTTATTTACTTCTTCATCTGGAATTGGCTTTTTGCGAACATGTGACCAAATTTCATTCCATACATCATCTGGAAATAAATGCTTTAAATCTTTCAAACTTTTATGATAGTTTTCTGGATTATCCTCACCAACAGCATAATCAAACCAATCCCAAAACCAACTGTTACTATCGTCTTTTTTCCAAATAGTATCATAATTGGTAAGCCTATTAAAGTAATCAGCTCTTTTATATCTAGTGCCAGTTACAAATATACCAGGTGGAACCTGTGGATTGATAGAACTTCGTGCCAGAATCATTTCTGATATGAGAAAATCTCTAACTTTCATAAAGATTTACGCTTCTTTTAGCATTTTCTCGTAAGCTTCTTCTACTTTATCCGGTTCCAAACCAAGCAATCTCTTCTTTCTATTTTTCTCAATTTCAACGTCCTCACTTAATATTTTCAAATATGAGTCATTGACGTCTTTAATATATTTTCCTGCTTCTTCACTATTCATTACTTTTTCCCCTTAGGTAATTGTTTTTTAAATCTATCCTTCTTTACATCAGCCTTAGCCTGCTTCTTTGGTTTATCTTTGCCTCTCCAATTTGGTGAACCATAAGATGCGTCTTTCAAACTCGCGCAAAATCCCTGTGCTTTTTCTTTATCAAATCCCTTTTTACCTTCCATTCTTTTCACACAAGCATCAAAAAATCCCTTATCTTGTGGTGACTTACCAATAGTCTTTCCAAACTTTTCAACTGACTTTTGTGTCCAGCCCTTTGATCCAATGGGAGCCTCATTGATAGAATCCTTCAACTGACGTGCATTATTTTTACCAGCGGGTCCACCACATACAGGACAATTAATTTTACCATCCTTTTGTTTCACTGGTCTATCACCTTCCCAATAGCATCCACGCTTACCACTAATACATGTATATTTTTTCTTTTTCTTAGATTCGTTTAAGTACTCTTCAATCATTAACTCTTCAAAAAATTTCATTTTTAATGTCCTTTAATTTTCATATCAGCACCACATTCTCTACACTTTGCCCTATCCTTCCAAGAACTAGTTATTTTATTACCACACTCACATTCAAACTTTTGTTCTTTTAAAAATGTATCTTCATATGCCTTTTGAATTTTTTCATTTAGGTTTTTGCTCATTTGATTTTCTCCATCAATGAATCCATTTTATTTTTAACTTGTTGTCTTTCATTAGATATATTAATATAATCTTGTCTTAAATCTTGATCGGTTGGGTCTCTTCTCAACTGTCTTTTTATTTCATACATATCTTGTGTTAATTTATCATACATGAATTGATAAAACTTATAATCAGTTTTCATTTGATAAATAGTTTGAGCTTGTTGTTGCTGAACATTATATTGTTTAAGACTTTCAACTACTTGTACTTCTAGCTCAGCTACTTCTATACTCTTCGCATAGTGACTATCAAATGCCCACATGCCACCAAGTAAACCAAAAACCGCAGCAATTACACTTGCAGCACTTATTATTATCTTTTTATATTTTTGTATCATAAGTTGTTCATCTTTAAAAGAGATTGATTTATCATGTCCGCTAACTCAAATTCAGTTAGACCATCCTTAGATTTTTTAAACGACTTTTGCATCTGATGCAACAGCTTTCCTAACTCCTCTTTGGATTTTGTTCCAACAATTAAACCTCTAAACTTGAACCAGTCCTTTGACTTTTGTTTTCCAAAAGTACTCTCTAATGTAAGCTTATCAATCTTATCAAGAAGTTCCATTATCTTTCCTTTAATTCTTTATCCTTCATCGCCTCAGCGGCCGCTACCATCATTGGTTTCATAAGATCATCTACATACCCTTTACCCCAGAAATTCAATCCTGAAATATTTGTAATATCTTTATGACCACCAGAACCAGCCTGTACCAAATCCCAAAGAGGAATCTGAATCCTCTTTAAAATATCTTTTTGTTTGTATGATAAGTTCTTATATGGCTTATTCATAATGTCTTGTTGCATTTCTCTATAAGTGCTTTTATCTTTTCCAAGACCACTTAAATTCTTATCATATAAAGCTACCATATCCTTCCAAGTAAATCCCATGGCGTTTTCTATTTTCTTCTTTTCAATATCCATTTCGAACATTCTCTTTGCTGATTCCATATCAATCATCTTACTCATCATTTTACTTTTAAATTTTCCAAGTACTTCTTTTTGAGCAAGGTCACCTAAGTTATAAGGGTTATCTCTGCCAATAAATGGATTTTTTGATATTTGAATCAAACCCATAGGCCAAGCAATTACTATGTACTGTGCATCAGGATTATTTTTAAATGGTGTGTATCTATCATATCCTTTGAACATACCACCACCACCATACTGAACTATAGTATTCCCCACTATAACTTGAGCACCACTCTTTAATCCCTTAACATCAGATACTTTTCCTTTACCCATTGACTTTCCAGCTTGCTGTTTTACATAATCAAATTTTCCGGCTTCAACATCTGCTGGTGTTTTATATCCATTTTCTACAGCAAGCTTCTTTGTAATATTATACATTGATAGTAGTGATGGTTCTGATCGCATAACAAGACTACTTAAAAAATCAGGCTTATTTTTATAAGCTAGCACTAATGAATTTGTTGCGTAACCCATCATTTCTCTATTAACTTTACCACTTTTAGATTTATCAAGTGTAAACACTGCTCTCATTACATCATCTGGTGTCATATTATTTCTTGCAAAATCAGCCGAGTCAACAGTACTAATAACTTTTACATCTGATGGTGGGAATAAGTCATTCGGTGAAAGTGTTTGTGATATATGAGCAGCATTAGATGGCGTATGTTTAAATGAAGTACTTGTTCCTTTTTCTACACCAACCTGATTATCATGGTGGTCGGTATGAATTTTCATAGTTGGTTTACCATGAGCAAAGTCAACCATGACTGCAAGTGTTTTATTTTTTGGCTTCGGAACAGCATACTCTTCACCACCATATTGAATTGGATGAGCAGCAACAGTCTTGATACCATATCTTTTTAAATAAGTTTTCATTCCTATTGCAGACGTAACACCATCAAGGTCTTTATGAAAATAAATCTCTGCTGTTTTATATTCTTTACCCAGACTAGATATATTTCTAATACCGGACTCCTTAATTAACTCATCTTGTTCAGTAACTAGATCAATTCTACTTAATATAGTCATGCTCACCGTCCTCTAAATCAACATCTGGTTGTTGTTCTCTTGGAACAAAAGCACCCAGTATTTTATTAAACTTTACTGCATTTTTGTTATAAGGTTCCTTTTGCTGCATTATATCTATTGCTTGAGTGTAGTCACCATGTGCTCTTGTTTGCTGTGACCCAATGACACTAATTGTGGTGCCAGCAATATAGCTACCACCAACAACTGACATTTCATCAATCAATAACTTATCTATTCTATCTATAAGAGTACTCATGTTCAGCCTCTTCTCCTTCGTAAGTGCTTTCTGGCATTTTGTGCAGATTTCCTCAACGTTAGGATCATTATCTTCCATAGCCTTTCTGCATTTTTTACACCAATCTTCTGCGGTATGAAATCCAACTGTCGCTGGTATGTATCCGCTTGTTGCTTGTTGTGGAGTCATTTTTTATATACCTAAACTGGTACACATTTCTGTTTCAATTGTCACCATTTTTCTCCTTCTGGACATTCCTGTTCCTCATGGACAATGGTTTCTGTACCTAGTCTATTTTTCTTTTTCTTTTTCTTATATTCCATACCGATAACATCAATACCACCT